AATGGAATCCCAATAGGCTTAGGGGAACTATTCAGCCAAATCGTCAACAAGCTGAACAGCGTCACACAAGAGGAAACCGCTTTTTTATCAGAGCAATCCGCAGACAAAAGCCAAACTCAACACTCACTGAATTCCGCCTCTGCAAAGAATTCGGGTGGACACCGCTCCAGCTCGGAAGACAGCCAGCAAAAGCCATCCAGCAATTCATCATGATTCTGAATGAAATGGACAAGCAAACGGAAGAAGAACGACAAAAAGCGGAGAAAGAAGCAAAATGGCGGTCGAAATAACATGCGACATTGAAGGCATAGACGAGTTCAAAGCTGCCATGCAAACCTTTGACACCGGCATGCAGAGGTATGTATATCGACAGTTGGCAAGCTGGGTTGCAGACGTCAAAGCCTTAGCCAAACAGCTCGCTCCAGTCAGAACGGGACACTTGCGAAGCTCCATTTACGCCAAGATTCAGGACTGGGTCGCCGAAATTGGTGCAGAAGCCACCTACGCATTATTCGTGGAACTGGGTACACGACACATGCAGGCACATCCCTACCTCTACCCAGCAATCCAAGAACACCTGCCAGAACTTGAACAAATAATCCTCGAGGCTTTAGACACAGCAAAAACGGAGGCTGGACTACCATAAGCTTCAGAGAAATCGCCGTCACCATAAGAGCGGTCAACCGCGCAAGCCACGAATTCTCAAAAATCCAATCGGACGCTGAAACCTTAAGCGTGCGCATAAAAAGCCTCGGCACAGCCATCGCAGGCTTAGGAGCAACAGCCACAGCAATCGGACACATAGCACACCAATTCGGTCTCCTAAACGACCAGCAAGCTCGAGTCTTCAACTCAGCCATGATGGTCATCTCAGTCATGGGCATGTTCATGCGAACAAGCTGGGGCGTAGCCGTAGCCCAGAAAGTCTATGCTGCTGCCTGCTGGATCGCCACAGCAGCTCAGAACGCTCTAAACATTAGCTATGCCACATTTCTGGCTTTAACAGGTGTCGGCATCGCGGTTATCGTTGCAGCAGCCGCAGCCATGTGGTATTTCACCAGTCAAATGAACGCAGCCACGGCAAGCGTCAACCAATTCAACGAAGCAACCAGCGCCATGCAAGCACCATCAACATACACAGGACGCAACATCCTCAGAAAAGGCGAAGAGGACATCTACGCCAAGGGAGACTAAGCGATGAGCGTAGACATCCCAAAAATGGCACTCGCCTTCGGCTCAATCGCGCCTCCTCAAGCTGACGTTTTAGAAGCGAGAATCACATTGGCATGCACAGAGGAAGCCAGCAGATTTGAGGTTCTTCTGCAAAACTGGGACAAGAAATACTCTCCAGGCGAAACTAACGCCATAAGCGTAGGCGTTGACGGACACATTAACTTAGGCAGAGGAACTAATTGTCCGCAGCTGATCACGTGCAAGGTTGAAGAAGTCAAATTCATGTCTGACGCGGTTTCGCATTATGTTAAGGTTTCTGGGCGTGGCTGGGATGAACGGCTTTTTCGCGCTCTCGTCACTAAAACCTACATCAGTCAGAAAGGAGAAGCAATAGTCAAAGACCTCATGGACACGTACGCTGGCCTAAGCCACAACAGAGGCGGAATCGAGCTTGTAGAGGATACTGACACGACTTATCAACTGCTAAAGTATGAAGACACTCCAGTGATGGATATTCTGCAATTCATAGCTGGTAGCGCAGACAAGTCAGGCGTCATTGGCTACGACTTCAGAGTGGCTCCTGATGGTAAGTTTGAGTTTTTCCAGCGTGGCACAAAGACAAGCCCCGTTAGTCTCAATGAACTCATAGAGAGCATGGAGTATGACAAGGACATTCACAGCGTCAGAAACAAGATCACGGTCTATGGCGCCCAAAACTACAGGCTGCCAACCGATGGCGATGGCTGGTCAGACGGACAAGCCGACTGGCTCATGAATGACGACGCAGAAGACGCACACACTAACACTGCCTATCAACTCGTGGGACAAGTCACGTATGACCCCAGCCCAATAGCCAAAATCATCATTGACACCGTTGAATTACAATGCAAGATGAGCGCGGGCTCGGGCAAATACAAGATCACCTATCAGAAGGAAGGCGGACCTGAAACCGTCATAGTCACTGACCAAGCTTTCAACAACACTGAGTATCAAATGAAGCAGCATGTTCTCACAGGTGCAAACCGCATCATCGGAGATGTAGGCAAAGACGTAACCATAAGGCACTACACACTCACGGACAACGCAGCAGACACAGTCTACTCAAAGAACCACAGAGCAGTAGGAGACATAATCTTTGGAAATTGGCTGGCAACTGAAGGCCAGCTCCACTTTGAAACAACAACAAAGCTCGTAGGCAATGGAAGCATCAGATGCAATTGCACTGGCGTCTATAACTGGGGAATCCTTCTGCTGAACCTTCCACAAGAAGCTGACTGCACAGGATTCACTTTCCTTGACTTTGGCATCTATCTGGGACCAAGTCGAACCGCAAGCCTCAACCTTCTCTTGTATGATTACTCTGGAAAATTCGCCTTCAAATACATGACCGCTGTCAAAGAACAGTTTGAACAGAAACACATTCCATGCAGCCAAGCAAACGCCAACGAATGGGCTGTCCAATCGGGCTTTGACTGGTCAAGAGTTGCAGCAGTCAAGTTTTGGACTTACGGAAGCGCAACAGACGACTTCTACATTGACGGCGTCAACTTCAACGGAGCCTTCTTCAAACACACAGAGGAAGACGCGGCCAGCCAAACAGCCTACGGCAAACGAGAAAAGGCTGAGCATGATGAGGAACTCTTCAGCAACAATGAATGTGAGTTACGCGCCAAAGCTCTGCTTACTTACTTCAAGGACCCGATTGAATACATAACGCTGGTCTCCCGCGTCATAGACTATGGAACGACTCCCATTCTGCCGGGTGACAAGATCCACATCACAATGCCAAACGAGAACATAGATGCTGACTGGATCGTGCTCAGCGCGGTCTATTACGTTAACGCCAAAGAGCAGTATCTTGAGATAACGCTGAACCTTGGGCGTCAGAAGCCATTACTCGCTGACTATCTATTCGCAGCACGCAGAAAGACCGACCACTTGAGCCGACATAAACAGCCGAGGATGATTTGATGAACAAACAGGTTTTGAAACAGTTAAGAGAACTCCGCCCAGGAGCCCTTGTCAAGGTCGAATGGACAGACGCCAGCATAGGCAAAAGCCTAAGCGGAGGCTTGTCAGGGATAGACGTCCCTGTCGCAAGCTGGGGAATCTTCATCGGCTTATTGGGCGAAAAAAGCAAACACATCATTCTTGGTCAGAACAATTTCCGCTACGCAGACGGACTATACGACATCGACTACACAGCCATACCTCTAAGCTGGACAATAAGCATCCACGTGATTCAAGAACAACATGTACCAGAAAACGAAGCCAAACAACTACTAAGCAGTTTTCTCATGGGCGGAAGACGCCGATTCCCACAACGCACAAAACAACAGAGGATAGTAAACCATGAGAAGCCTGATTAAGAAGGCGTTAACACGCACAATCGCCCGCAAAGGACCAAGAGGAAAGCAGCAAGTAATAGAGATTCCACCAAGCCAGAAACTTCTTTACGCTGTCTATTTCAGCCTCGGCATGGTCGCATGTCTAACAGCTCTCGAAACAGTACACCTAATCGTCTTGGGCACATGGAACCCCGAAATCTTCGCAGTGATTTCCGCTTTGATTGGCAACATAACAGGCATTTTCCTAACACAAAAAACGTAGGGGGGTCGCTGGAACGATAGGGAGGTATCATTTAGGAGGCTTTCTCCGCAAGGCTCGAAGCGTAAAAAATCAAGTGAAGAAAGACACTCAAGAGCTTAGACAAAAGCTACTGACTGAACTGGAAGCCATGTTTGACATTGCCAAGAAAGCTGCATCCGACCCACAGACAAAGCCTAAGCAGGCTCAGATTTGGGTTCGCATCATGGGCTACCTCGGGCAAGTTATGAACAGCATTTCTGAAAGCTTCGACGAGGCCAAGGCTTTAGAGTATTTTGAAAATTTGGAGCGCATGATCCGTGAAGCTAAAGGGGATTCTGACCAAAGCCAAACAGCTTGAAAACGAATGGCTTGAACAACAGAAAGCCAAACAAACAGAGATCCCAGAAGACTTCATTCAATTCTGCCAAAGAATGCTTGGCTTGAATCTAACAAAATATCAGATGGAGGCAGCTCGGCTCTTAGAAAAACAGAACGATGTCGCTTTAAGATGGTGCAGACAAAGTGGCAAAACCCACCTGATTGCTGCTTGGCTCCTACACTATGCCCTACTACATTCTGGTTCGCACATTGCGGTCGTTGGTCCAAGCTGGCGACAAACAATGATACCCATAACAAAAATCAACTACTTCAGAACAAAACTCCCAGCAGGACTATTCTACAAACCACAAAGAACCATCGTGAGGCTTAAGAACGGAAGCACAATCCAAGCGTTTCCAAACAATCCCAACAACTTGCGAGGCTTCACACTCCAAATCGTGTACTGTGATGAAATGAATTTCATTCCAAACGACGAAGAAATGTTTGACGCCATAAGCTTCACATTGGCAACTACAAACGGCAAATTCATCGCAAGCAGCACACCTTGGACAACCGACAGCACCTTCTGGAAGCTATTCCACGACAACGCCTTCCAACATTTCGCAAAAAGCCACGTAACCTACCAGCAAGCTCTCGAACCGAACGGACCTATAACCGAGAAATGGCTGGAAAAGAAGAGACACGAGTATGAAGGCGACCCGTGGCGTTGGCGCAGAGAGATGGAAGCGGAATGGGCTGAAGACGAAAACGTCTGGCTCAACCAAGCCCTCATCACAAGCTGCATAGACAGCAGTTTAGAATACTGCGACTTTGAACAGGCAGTATCAGGCGAGTATTATGAAGGCTTAGACCTTGGCAAATACCAAGACTACAGCGTCCTCTCAGTTGTCGAAGTAGAAGATACTTCTATAAGACTAATTCACATGCACCGCTTTCCGTTGCGAACACCATACGCAAGCGTGATAGGCTACGTTAAGACGCTCTGCGACAGATGGCAAACAATAAACAAAGTCTTAGTCGACATGACAGGCGTAGGAGACTACATAGTCGAAGACATGATAAATGCTGGAATAACGGAAACTGAAGGCGTCAAATTCACCCAAGAAACAAAAGAGAAAATGGCACAATGGCTCAAGCAATGCATGGTTGAAAAGAAGCTCCAAATTCCTTATGACAGCGACTTGATTGCGGAGTTAAACATTGAACGGTTTGAATTGACAAAAGACGGTAAAATCAAGTTCTCGCACCCAGAAGGCACTAATGATGATCGCTTCTGGAGTTTAGCCTTAGCCTGTTACGCATCCAGAACAGAGCCTCCGCCTAAACTTTGGGTTGTGCCACGCACCGCTTCTGCTGGAAAGGTGAAACTTCAACGGCTACGAAAGAAACTGCAAAAACACCAAGTCACAGGAACAACAAGATGAGAAGACACGAGTTTTTCCGCATCCGCCAATACAGGCGCAGATACGACAAGCGAGAAGGCAAGTTCATAATCGACATAGCCTACGAAACAGCAGCTCCAGAACCAACAGAACGAGTTGTAAACGTGGCTGAAGCCTTCGGGCTTGGACTCGACCAATGGGAAAAATTCGTAGTCTACGACAATGTGGAGCTGAAAATAGGACCAAAGGACATTGTCTACATAACAGGCGATAGCGGCTCGGGAAAAAGCGTGCTATTAAAGGCTTTAGAAAAAGACATCAAACAAGACATGCAAGCCACATCAATCAACGTAAAAGACATAAAACCAGACCCCAACAAGCCATTAATCGAAACAGTCGGCAAAACCACAGAAGAAGCCTTAGAGCTTCTAAGCAAAGTAGGCTTGAATGACGCTTTCCTCTTCCTAAGAAGCTATGACCAGCTGAGCGACGGACAAAAATACCGCTACAAGATAGCGAAAATGATTGAAAGCCAAGCCCAATTCTGGATAATGGACGAGTTTGCAGCAACACTCGACCGAGACACAGCCAAAATCGTAGCCTACAACCTCCAGAAACACGCAAGACAACAAGGCAAGGCTGTTTTGGCGGCAACAACCCACACAGACTTACTTGAAGACCTAAACCCTTCAGTGCACATTCACAAACGATTCGGCAAAGAAATAACAGTAAGCTATTACCCAAACGAGCCAGCCAAGGAATGCAGCCTTACAAAGGAAATGCAGATCACAGAAGGCACGACAGAAGACTGGAGAAAACTTGCAGGCTTCCACTATCGCAGCCACAAGATAGCTGCACCTCGCAAAATCCTCTGCCTCAAACGAGATGGCGAGTTATGTGGAGTAATAGTCTACAACTACCCACCACCCACTTGCTTCGGAAGAAGGCTTGTCTTACCTAAGATGTCAATGAAAGAGCTGAACGAAAAACTGAGCATAATCACCCGAGTCGTCGTGCATCCGAAATATCGCACGATAGGCTTAGGCACAAAACTTGTCAAGGAAACATTACCGTTGGCTGGAACCGAATACGTGGAAATGCCCGCAGTTATGGCGAAATACAATCCCTTCGCAGAAAAAGCAGGAATGCAGAAAATCGCCCAACAGCCACCGCCAAGAGAAGCTGTAAAAATCGCAGAAACTCTTCATCAACTCGGATTCAACACTCAGCTGCTTAGCAGTGAAGAATACGTATTGAGTAAGCTTCAAACTCTGAGCGACAAGGAAGTGGCGAAAATTAGAGAAACATTCGTAAGAAACAGTCATGCTCGATTCATGAAATACTTCTTTCCTCATCAGCTGTTTGGAAAAAGGGAAGCCTACACAAAAGAAATAAGAAAAACCAGCCTTGAAAGACTTGCACACTTAATCAAAGTCTGCGGATTCTTAATGCAGACGAAAGTCTACTTATTTTGGAAATCTTTCAATTAGACCTCGCAATAAAGGCTACATTTTTTGGTTAATTTTATAATAAAGTGCGCTATTATGTTGTCATGTCTATGTGCTGTTAATGGATGTATGGAAATGGCTGAAGTTATTGAACCTTCAGAACACGAAATTTCAATCGGCGTAGCCATCGTAAAGCAAGTCGTGCAAAACAGAGCTCATCCATTGGATGCTATTAGAGAGGCAATATCCAACTCGTGTGCAAGAGAAGTCGGCGCATCATATTTCAAAGTAACTATTTTTTACGATGGAACTTATGGGTGGTCTTTTATTTTTGAAGATGATGGCATAGGAATGGACTATACTGGAGCAAAAGAACCGGAAAAGCAAGGGAGACTTGACCGCTTCTTAAATTTGGCTTACAGCGGTGTGGCTGGTCTCAAGTCCGATGAGTTTGGATTCAAAGGACTTGGCTCGAAACTAATGTATCTATCCAGAAAATTAGAAATTGAAACCAAAACTGACATGGGCGAAAGCTACAAAGTCATTATTGATGACCCTATAGGCAAGTTACTGCGAAAGGATAAGCCAGAACTTCCTAAGCCTGTTATTTACAAAAAAGCGCCTGTAAGCTTTGATCATGGTACAGTCATAAGGGTATATGGATATGATGGTGGCATAAAATACGATGAGTACGAGAGCGCAGAAAAACTAAAACAGTATCTTTTCTTCAGGACATTGGTAGGCTATACCAGACCAGAAAGACTAAGGGATGGGTTCCCTAAAATCATAGTAAAGACACCCGCGATACCAGACGAGGAAGAACTTAGAACAGGTTTTCCGTGGATTAAAAAAGAGGGTAACCACGTCGAAGGACAAAAAATCGGCGTGATCAATCCACCAATAACCATCTCAAAGGATGACAAGAAAGGGAACAGAGTTGCAGTTACCTTGAAAGGCGGATACGCCTTAAAGACAGGCGAATTTGGAATGAGTGATTATGGAATCTTGGATAGCAAAGGTGTTGGACTAACTTATGTTTGGAAGGGTATCCCGTATTTCAATTTGGATTTCAATTATTATAAACCTCAAGGATGCGAGCTTTACTATAGGTTCTGTAGGTTTGTGGTGGAATGCGATGACATTGATACAGATATGGCAAGAAGCCGCATTGTTTCAGATGGCGTCAGAGAACCTCTTTTTACTGCAGCAACAAGAGAAGCCTTCAGGAAAATAATGGAAACGGACGATTACAAGGATTGGGTCAAGTACAGACGAGATTTAAGAAGAAGAGAGTTAGGGCAAACCCTGACCCAAAGGAAAGAAGCATTGCTGAAAGGAGAACAAAAATGGGTTTACTGTGATGGTGAACTAATTCACAAGGAACCAGACAATGAACAGGATGTAAGGGCTTTACTCTGGAAGTTAGAAGCACTGAAGGCTTTGCAGTTCCATTACTTCAAAACACTGGAGCACACTGCTCAGAGAGGCATAGACGTGATTGCAGATTATCAAGAAAAGGATTTCTCAGAAAGGAAGCTGTTTCAGGCTGTAGAAGTGGAACATATTTTGGAAAACTATTCGGAACATGACCATGTTCCTGAGCAAACATCCCTTATAATTGCTTGGGACTCCAAGAATCGGGATAAACTGACAAAAGTTGAAGGGGAATGGAAATATGTTTGGAACTACGGCGGACAAAATTTGAATGTCATCCTTTTGAAATACTTACCAAAGATTGAACTAAGATCGAGGTAAAAAAAAGGGAAGCTTTTTGGTAATGTCTACGCGATGAGAAGCCCAGCCTTCAACCTAAGTCTCTTGACGTATTCTGCGTATTTTGGATAGTATTGTTTGGCCTGCCTGAGCAATATCATATAGTGTTTGGCGCCTATCGTTTTGGGCGTCCGTCCCTCTATGAAGTCTGCTACGCTTTCTGGTACTCCAAGCTCTATCATCTTGTCAAACGCAAACTTGCGCAAGTATTTGCAGCGAACCACACCTGGAAGCTTTTGCACGTATTTCCCAGCATTCTTGTCTGTCAAACACTTTTTCTCTTCCTCAGAAAGCTGCTTAAGCAAACGCATCGTGTGCTCTGTTAAAAAGCCGTAGTAGGCTACTTTCGACTTTCTGAACATCCCCGCGCAAGCAACGTAGAACCCCTCAGCCTTCTCCACCGCGTCAGCCTTGAAACCGTCAATCAACTTCACTGTCTCTGTCAACCGCAAGCCGCTGTCTAAAGCCAAGTTAAAAGCTACCCTATGCTTGAGCAAATCCACCTTTTCCACTATCCGCAAAGAACGCACAATCTCATCTTCGCTCGGAATCTTCAAGTCAACGCCAATCTCCCGTTTCGGAATAGCTTCTTTCAACGCCTCAATTCACGTTCGCTCAGCGCCCTTAAGCCTTGCAAAGTTGAGCAACGCATGCAAAGCTGGAATTAACTCGTGCCGTCCGCCGCCAATATTGGCAAAGATGTTAACGATGTCCATAGCCTCTTTAATCCGCTTATCCTTGACGTGCCTATCCAAGCTGCTAACCAAGCCTTTCGCATAATACTTATTAAGCCCCTTACTCTGAAGCCAAGCAATGAACTCCTCACGCAAGCCCTTGTAGTCAATCTCTTGGTGCTGGGAGTTTCGGTCAAGCCCAATATGTCCGCTAAGCGACTCATAATCTGGAGAGTCAAAGGGGCAAGCGCCCTAACCCAGAAGTCGCGGGCTCGAAACACAAGAACAAAGCGAGAATCCCGCCCCCGGCACCAAGTGAGAATTTAAAGGTTTATGCATTTTCC